AATAACCAAGAACCAATAACCAATAACCATAAACCAAATAAGAATACAGTCGTCCCGCCGTTCGGCGTGACGGATTCTGTTTGGCAGGATTTCAAAACCTTAAGAAAAGTCAAAAAAGCGCCAATCACCAATGCCGCCCTTGATGGCATCCAGCGAGAGGCTACAAAGGCCGGTTGGTCAATGGAAAGCGCATTGAAGGAATGCTGCACTAGGGGATGGGTTGGATTTAAAGCTGAATGGGTTGCCAAAACTGCGCCTGACAAGCCGCAATACGACCCTGATAGCCGCGCTGCGATTGAAGCCGAAGGCATTAAAAAAGGCATTGGCCCTTGGAACGAAGGAATAGAACAATGGCACGCCTACAAAGCAAAAGTGCGTGGCAAGCCGGAAGCTGCGCCAAGTCTTGCACAATTGATGGCCTTGGCTAAACAACGAAAGGTCGCATGAGACGCGCCGCAAGGGTTGACGCAAACCAGCAGGCCATTGTTGCCGCGCTGCGGGATGCTGGCGCTTATGTGTGGATTATTGGTTTGCCGGTTGATTTGCTGGTGGGCTATAAAAACTGGACATTCTTGATGGAAATTAAAACCAACAGTAAAGCCCGTTTTACGGGCCTACAAGCCGATTTTTTCCAAAATTGGGCCGGTGGCACATTGTGCAGGGTTGACAGCCCACAAGCGGCTTTAGACATGATTAGGTGCTTAGATGAGAAGCCTTGAACAAAACCGCATGATGTGGGCAAACTTGGAAGACATTGCCCAACAGGTGGTGTGGTACGGTGTTAAGCTGACAAAGGACGAATGGAAAGATGTTTTAACCGCTGCGCTGAAAAAACAAAAGGTCGTGCCTGGCATTGAAGGCGGATTTGTCGTGATTGGTGCGCGTACCAGCAAAATGACCGTGCCGGAAATGACCGAACTGATAGAGTTATCCACAGCCTTTGGCACACAACAAGGCGTGAAATTCCGCGCTTTTGTAGACGAATGAAGTGCCCCGAATGTGGCGCATGGACGGTTGTCAAAGAAACCCGTGCAGATCAAAACAACAGCCGCCGCCGCCGGATAGAGTGCGCCAACTTACATCGATTCACCACTTTGGAGACTGTAATTGCTACAAAAACACAACTACGTCAGAAGCAAAAAGCTGCTGAAGCTAGTGGCAAGCCTTGACTGTCAATGCTGCGGATCAGGCCAAATGGTGCAGGCCGCGCACACAAATTGGGGTGGCGGCAAGGGTCGAGGCATCAAGGCAGACGATAATTTGGTGGCTGCGCTGTGCCTACATTGCCATTTTGAAATTGACCAAGGGCCAAATTTGGACAAAAATGAGCGTCAATATCGGTGGAATCAGGCACACCGAAAGACGGTGGACGCATTAACCAGCGCAGGGAAGTGGCCTAAAGACGTTCCATTGCCTTACAATTAAGGTATCAACACGCATGGGGATTGACTCTGAGGATTCTTGGGGTAGCGCACAGTCTCCAGCCGTGTTGGTGTCGTGGTACTAGTCAAACACCTGTCGGTAACAGGAGCGTAACCCGTGAAACGCCTCAAATCAAGTGACGCTTGATTCGCCAACAACTTTAAAGGATTGCCATGAAAAACAATGTTGCGGACTTTATTTCGACCATGCTGCATAGCGGCACGGTCACCCATTTTATGCATTTGGCAACCGATTCTTATGCAACGCACAAAGCATTGGGAAAGTATTACCCCGAAATCATTGAATTGACCGATGATTTTGCCGAGGCTTACGCTGGATGCTACGAAAAAATTAAAGATTACCCCGAAAACTTTCACAACGCCAAAGACCCGCAGAAGTACATGGCAAGCCTTAAAACTTACATTGAAAAGAATCGGGTGGCATTGCCGGAAGAATCCCAACTGCAAAACATCGTGGACGAAATTGCCGCGCTGGTGGACGCTACGATCTACCGCCTTACCCTCAAATGATCCGCATATTTGCAGGATACGACCCTCGGGAAGCCGTGGGCTACCATGTATTCTGCCAATCGGTCATAGAGCGCACCAAGGGGCTAGTAAGCATTACGCCCTTGTCCGGCAAGCAGCGGGACGGCACAAACGCATTCACCTATCAGCGGTTTCTAGTCCCATTTCTGTGCGGATACCAAGGCAAAGCCATATTCTTAGATGGCAGCGATATGCTCATGCTGGCAGACATTGAAGACCTAGAAAGCCTGTTTGACCCGCGCTATGCCGTTCGGGTGGTCAAGCATGACTATCAGACCAAACACCCAAAGAAGTACATTGGCACACCGATGGAAGCCCGCAACGGCGACTATCCAAGGAAAAACTGGTCAAGCGTGGTGCTGTGGAATTGCGAACATAGCCGCAACAGGGTGCTGACACCCGAATTCATTGAGGAATCCACCGGCGAGGAACTACACCGATTCCAATGGCTGCCTGACTCATTGATTGGAGAATTGCCAAGGGAATGGAACGTGTTGGTGGGCGAACACGACCATTTTCGGACAAAGATTGCCCACTACACGCTAGGCATACCGGAATTTGACCATTATTCCGATTGTGATTACAGTAAACCTTGGTTTAACACAAAGAGCCGGATGCTAAACGGCTTGATTCACATGAAGGACGCATATGCCGAGCACTAGCAGCAAACAAGCCAAATTCATGGCAGCCGCCGCCCACAACCCTAAATTTGCAAAAATGGCAAGGATTCCGGTGAAGGTAGCCAAGGAATTCAACAAGGCTGACCAAGCCAAAAAAGCGCCGCCAAAAAAGAAATGAAAATCACGCAAAAAAAGGTTGACAGCCTTATTCCTTATGTAAAGAACAGCCGCACCCATTCGGATGCACAAGTAGCGCAGATCGCGGCAAGCATCAAGGAATTTGGCTGGACAAACCCTATTTTGGTGGATGGTGACAACGGCATCATTGCGGGCCACGGGCGGCTCATGGCGGCGCGTAAGCTGGGTTACAAGGAAGTGCCTACCATTGAACTGGCAGACCTAACCGAAACGCAAAAGCGGGCTTACATCATTGCCGACAACCGCCTGGCGCTAAATGCAGGCTGGGACAATGAGATGTTGACCATTGAGTTAAACGACTTGCTGGCAGACGGCTTTGCGTTGGAACTGCTGGGGTTTGACCCAAAAGAACTGAACGCATTGCTTGAGCCGGAAGTGGTGCAAGGCTTAACCGATGAAGATGCCGTGCCTGATGTGCCGGAAGAGCCAAAAACTAAGCTGGGCGACATTTACCAATTGGGCAACCACCGGTTAATGTGTGGGGACAGCACAAACGTGGAAGCTGTCGTAGAACTTACCGGTGGCGCTGGAATTGATATGCTGCTGACTGACCCGCCATATAACGTGGCTTATGAAGGCGGCACGGGTTTAACCATTCAGAACGATGACATGGAAGACTTGCAATTTCGCCAATTTTTGCGAGATGCCTTTGTGACTGCCGACACAGTGATGAAAAAAGGGGCAGTTTTTTACATTTGGCACGCGGATTCGGAAGGATATAACTTTCGTGGGGCTTGCCAAGATGCCGGTTGGACGGTGCGGCAATGTTTAATATGGAAAAAATCCAGCCTTGTAATGGGCCGCCAAGACTACCATTGGAAACATGAGCCGTGCTTGTATGGGTGGAAAGACGGTGCTGGCCATCTTTGGGCGGCAGACCGCAAGCAAACCACAATCCTGGAATTTGAAAAACCTCACCGTAACGGGGAACATCCAACCATGAAGCCGGTGGCCCTATTTGAGTACCAAATGCTGAATAACACCAAGGGCGGAGATATGGTGCTGGACTTGTTTGGCGGTAGTGGCACAACTATGCTTGCTGCGGAAAAACACGGGCGACACGCTTATTTGATGGAGTTAGACCCCAAGTATTGCGATGTGATCGTAAAGCGCTGGGAGGACTTCACAGGCAAGACGGCTGTGTTATTGTCCGAGAATGTTCAGCTAGCTTAACCGAGTTCCCCTCTAAAAAATGCCAATCATTGCTCAAGAGGCTCACAAGCCAACCGATGAAAGCCGCAGGATGGTCGAAAGCACCAGCGGATTGGGCCTGCCTCACGAACAAATTGCCATTTTGGTGGGTATAGACGATAAGACCCTGCGGAAGTATTACCGCACCGAATTAGATTTGGGTAAGGCCAAAGCCAACGGGCAGATTGCCAAGACGTTGTTTAGCAAGGCCACTAGCGGGGACACCACGGCACTAATATGGTGGACAAAGACGCAAATGCGCTGGGCTGAGACGGTCAAGCAAGAAATCACCGGCGCTGACGGCAATGACTTGGTGATTAAATGGGCAGCAGGGAAATAATCCTGCCGTATAGCCCCAGGGACGCATTTATGCCGTTCCATGAGCGCACGACCCGCTGGTCATGTTTGGTTGCACACCGAAGGGCCGGTAAGACCGT